CCCAGATCCTGCCACTGGTGCAGCAGCTCATGCAGTCCATGCAGCAACTCTCGCCCAAGCCGGAGCTTCCACCCGAAGCGATGGTCCTGCGCGAGACCTCCATGGCCGAGACGGAGCGCCGAGCCAAGAAGGACGCTGGAGAGCTTCAGCTCAAGGGTCAGCAACTTCAGCAAGCCGCTGCCGAATTCGACCGCAAAGAGCAAATGGACATCGCGCTCAACTCCGTGGACAACCTCACGAAAGAGCGCATCGAGACTGCACGCCTGACCCAGAAGGATCAGGAGTTGCAAGCAGAGCAGTTCGAAACTGCAATCCGCCTCCAGAACGAGGCACAACGTAACTTAGGAGTCTGAAATGGCAACCAACCCATACCACAATGAAGCCGTGCCTATGCACAAGCGTATCGCCGCTGGCGAGAAGCTCGATGGCACATCCCTGAAGTCGCAAGGCGGTAACAAGCCAGCACAACCCAAAGGAGGCGCACTGAGCCAGAAGAAAAAATGAAAACCCTCTCCGATCTGATCGGTGCGATAGAGTCTCGTCAAGCTGTAATACGCTTGTCCCTAGCGGATGGAAATGCCGCGACATGGGAGACATATCAGCGCATGGTCGGTCATTACGCAGGACTCGCTGAGTCTCTGCAAATCTTGAATCAACTTCTGAAAGAAGACAATGATGATGAATGAACCGGAAGCGTTTAACGACGCTGACATTGCTTGGGCATTTCCGAGCGTAGATCCCGGCGCAAAACCTCTTGGTGGGCGAATCCTTGTGCAACTGCGCCGCACCAAAAAGAAAACAACGGGCTCTGGAATTATCTTGGTCGAAGAGACCAAAGAGGCAGAGAAGTGGAACAACATGGTGGCGAAAGTCGTCGAGATTGGACCGCTTGCATTCAAGAACCGCGACACCATGCAAGGCTGGCCTGAGGGCTCTTGGGTTGTTGCTGGCGACTACATCCGTGTCCCTAAGTGGGGCGGTGACCGCTGGGAAGTGAAAGTGCCGGGAGAGGATCACCTCGAAGACCCCGCCCTGTTCATGATCCTCAACGACCATGAAATTATCGCGAAAGTAACTTGCAGCCCGTTGGAAATGAGGTCGTTCATATGACCTACGATCACAAGCAATATTGCAAAGATTACTGGCAGAAGAACAAAGATGTTCTCAACGCTTGTCGTAAAGAAAAATACGATGCAGATCCAAGTCACAAAGAAAAAGTTCGTGGCTCAAATGACCTGACTCAATCTCGGTATCGAGAGTTGCAAAAAACTTCGCCAAAAATCAATCTTGCCCGCATGGCCTCTCAAGCCAAAGGTCGAGAGGGCGGAGACATCACCACATCATTTTTGATGAATATGTGGATTGTGCAGGGTGGCAAGTGTGCCTTGACTGGCTATGAGATGAACTGGGGCGGTGGCGTGGTTGACGCCATGAACGTCTCAATTGATCGAATTGACCAAAAACGTGGTTATTTTCAAGACAACGTCAGATTGGTTTGTTGGTGCGTAAATTCTTTCCGCCAAAAAATGTCTGACCAGCAGCTTCTTGAGGTAGCCAAGGCGCTCGTGAACACCCTGCAAGCAAAGTCGGAATCCGAGCAAATCATCGCCAAGGTGACCTGCAGTCCCCTTGAGATGCGTTCTTTTATCTGAGGTGAATCATGTCAGAACAAGCACAAGACGAAATAATTGAAGTCAAGGAAGCGGTAGACGGCTCGGCCTCTGTCGATCTTCCTGACAACATCCCGAATCCCCAAGCCCAAGACGCTGGGGACGATGGCGATGACGACCGCAGTGAGCCAAAGGCGGCTGACAGCGGTGATGCGGACGACGACCACCCTGACGACTCGGACGCCCTGCGTGCAGCCAAGCGTGACCGCCGCCGCACCAAGAAGCAACTTGTCCGGCAGACCAACGTCGAGAAGGAACTCAAGCTGCAAATGCTTGAACGCCAGAATCAAGAACTGATTCAACGGCTGTCCGTGGTGGAGCGCAAAACGCACTCTGCCGACTTGGCCCGTATCGACAAGGCCATTGAAGACTCCGAGCTGCGCATCAACTACGCCAAGATGAAGCTGTCCGAGGCTGCTGAGTCCCGTGACGGCAACGCCATGGCGAAGGCTCAGGAGATGTGGATGGAGGCACGCCAGCAGGCTGAGTCTCTGCGAAACCTGAAGAAGAGCGCCACTCAGCCACGTCAGGAGTCCAGCATTCCTGACCCACGCCTGCAGCGCAACGCCTCTGACTGGATGGAGCGCAATGCTTGGTTCAATCCTGACGGCAAGGATCTGGACAGCAAGATTGCCAAGCAGGTTGACGAGACTCTGACCCAAGAGGGTTGGGACCCCAACTCCAAAGAGTATTGGGAAGAGCTTGACAACCGCTTGCAAAAGTACGTATCACACCGATACAATGCAAACACCGATGAGAATCCAAATCAACGGAGTAAACCAAGGGGTATCGTGACAGGCTCTGGACGTGAATCAGCCTCAAGGGCAGGTGGGAAGAACACCTTCACTTTGTCTCCCGAACAAGTTCGGGCGATGAAGGATGCGGGTTTCTGGGACGACTCAGATAAACGCAACAAGATGATCAAGCGTTACGCAGCCGAAGCTCGTCAATCACAAGGTTACAGGAGTTAAAAAATGGATTCTCGTCTTAAAAAATCTCTTCAGGCCGGTGGCCGCAATGATCGCGCAAGCGAGGACGCAAGCCGCCGACCGCCCGAAGAAAAGTTCATGAGTGCGCAGGAACGTCGAAAGATGTGGAGCGACGAGTGGACGCAATCGGCTCTGCCCAAGACTCCCGTAATCCCGGGATGGCACTTGTGCTGGCTTTCTACAACCAACAATTACGACACCATCGACAAGAGAATGCGACTTGGCTATGTACCTGTGACGGCAGATGAGATACCCGGGTTCGACAGTTATCGTGTTAAGGCTGGTGAGCATGTTGGGCACGTTTCGTGCAACGAGATGCTGTTATTCAAACTGCCCATGGATGTCTACCAAGACGTTATGGCGCAGATGCACTATGAGGCTCCCCGCGAGGAAGTGGATCGTATCCTCTCCCAAGCGGAAAGCGCAGGTGCGAAGGACAGCTCTGGTCGCAGGTTGGTGCAGGTAGAGGCGGGTATGGACAGATACGAACAACAGCAACCCAACCGTGCCCCCGTTTTCGAGGGCTAATTTTAAGGAGCAAGACTATGTCTGCAACAAACGCTCCGTTCGGCTTGCGCCCTGCGTTCCACCCCTCCGGTCTGGATCGCGCCACGGCGCTTACTGACGGTATTGTCTCGGGCTACGGCTCGGCCATTCTCAAAGGTCAACCAGTACGTTACGTTACTGGCGGCGTCATCGAACCCGCAGCAGCAGATCAAGCCTTCGTTGGCGCGTTCGCTGGTGTTGAGTTCACTGACACCACTGGCCGTCATCGCGTGTCCAACAACTGGCCTGCCTCTACGGCTTACCAGACTGGCTCGTGCATCGCCTACTTCTACGCCGATCCACAGATCGTGTACGAAATTCAGGCTGACGGCTCTCTGGCCCAAACCTCTATTGGCGACGAAGCCAACTTGAGCAACACCACTGCTGGTTCCACGACCACTGGTCTGTCGCAATGCACTCTGTCAACCACACTGGTTGGCGCAGGCAACAGCGCTCAGATGCGTATCGTGAACCTCGCTCCGTACCCCGGTAACGACTGGGGTGATTCTTTCACTATTGTCCGTGCAACCATCGCCGAATTCCAATTCGCTGGTGCTGCCGGAACAGCAATCTAAGGAGGGAGTGAACCATGGCCGCTCCAATGCGCAGTACCGACTTTCGTAGCATCGTCGAACCCATTCTGAACGAGTGCTTCGACGGTGTCTACGATCAACGTGCCGATGAATGGTCTCGCGTTTTCCGCGAACAAGAAGGCATCCCACGCAACTACCACGAAGAACCCGTCTTGTACGGTTTCGGTGCAGCTCCACAGATGGCCGATGGCACTCCTGTGACGTACCAACAAGGTGGTGTGTTGTTCCTGAAGCGTTACGTCTATGACGTGTACGGCTTGGCCTTCGCTTTGACCAAAGTTCTGGTTGAAGACGGCGACCACATCCGTATCGGTCAGGTGTACGCCCGTCACTTGGCTCAGTCCCTGATTGAGACCAAAGAGACTTTGTCCGCCAACGTCCTGAACAACGCCTTCACTGGCGGTCAGTACGCTGGTGGCGACGGCGTCGCTTTGAACAGCGCTTCCCACCCCATCGTGAACGGTACTTTCAGCAACTTGCTGTCCACCGCCGCGAACTTGTCCCAGACTTCTCTGGAGCAGATGTTGATCCAGATCCGTCAGGCTGTGGACAACAACGGCAAGCGTATCCGTTTGGTCCCCCGCCAGTTGGTGGTGGCCCCCGGTAACGTGTTCCAAGCCGAAGTTCTGCTCAAGAGCGTTCTGCGTGCTGGTAACGCGAACAACGACATCAACCCCGTCAAGTCGATTGGCTTGCTGGACGAAGGTGCTGCTGTTATCTCGCGTCTGACCAACCCCTCGGCATTCTGGGTGCAAACCGATGCTCCAGAAGGCATGAAGTTGATGATGCGTCGCAAGCTGGAGAAAACGATGGAGGGAGACTTTGAGACTGACTCCATGCGTTACAAGGCTACCGAGCGTTACGACGTGGGCTTCACTGACCCACGCGCAATGTACGGCACTCCCGGCGTCTAAACCCAAGCGGGGGCTTCGGCCCCTGCGCTACAAGGAGAAAAGACAATGGCACAAACCTATTTTGGTTCTACCCTGCGTGCAGGCTCTGGCACATTGACTGACACTGTGGATGGCGGCTTCGTCGTCATGACACAGACCACCACTGTGACCACTGTCGCCGCAGGTACGGCTGTTAGCGCAACGCTGACTCTCCCCGCCTCCTCACAGATCATCAACATCTTTGTTGATATGGTCCGTGACGAAGTGGTGGGCGCTGGCACGGCTACCACCTTGCCGATCACCGTTGGCACAGCCGCCGCAGGTACACAGTACGTGTCCTCGACCGACCTGTTCGCTGGTGGCCGTGCAGCAGCATCATTCACCACCGCTCAGTTGCTGGCGATGTCCGACATTGGCACAAACCAATCAGTCGTCCTCACAGCCGACCCTAACGGCACGATCAGCACAACACAGGCGATCATTCGCTTGACCGTTGTGTATGCTCAGAAAGTTTAAGGAGGCACATCATGGGTCAATTCAAACCAATGGTGAAGATGGAGACCACTGAGCCTTCAGTCGAACTCAAGCTGAAAAAAGGTGGCTGCGTCACTTCTGCCAAGAAGATGATGAACGGCGGCGTCATGGGCGCACTGTCACAAGCTCCGGCCCCCGGCGCTCGTGGTGGCATGGCCCCCGCAGCTCGTCCCGGCAAGCCATCCATGATGGACCGCCGCAAGGCCATGATGGGCAAGTCAGCAATGGCTCGTCCGATGATGGCTAAGGGTGGTGCAATGGAAGCTCTGAAGGCTCACGCCGACAAGCCTGCCAGCAAGGGCCACGCAGGCCTAAAAACTGGCGGTGTAGCCAAGTCTCCAAAGCCCGGTAACTACGCCACTGGTGGTGTTGTGAACGGCCAAGGCGGCTACAAAGATGGCGGCATCATCAAGTCCGAAAAGGGCAAGACGAAAATGGTCACCGCCAAGGTTGACCACAACTCTGCTCCAACGGGTGAAGTGAAGCTGGGCAACGCTGGCGGCTACAAAAAAGGCGGTGCTCCAAAAAAGCACTACGCCACGGGGGGAGCTGTTAACGACAGCGGCCACGCCGTGGCGATGCCCAAGAAAGCAGCGTCACAACCTGTCTCCAATGATCGCCAGTCTGGCACTTTTAAAAAAGGTGGCATGGTGAAAATGAAGGCAGGCGGAGCAACGCAAGCCGAGTTGGACAAGGCCTATGAAGGCAGCATCGGTCCTTCCAAGGAAGACATGGACATGGCTGAGACGATTCGCAGCATCCCCGGTAAGTTGTACCGTGGTGCTAAGAGTCTGATGGGCATGGACAAGAAACCTAAGGCTGGCGCTGTGACCAAGACTGAAAAGTCGATTACGGTCGAGCCTGCCAAGAAGCGTGGTGGATCAGTCAAGTGCTGAACCTGAGTGGGGGCTTCGGCCCCCGCTTTTAATTTAATCTGGAGAGCCTCATGGCAACCGTAATTTCATCTATTTCGCGTCAAGGCGCATATGAACCGTTCGAGTTGCAGGTCTCTCGCGGTCAGATTCAAGGCCACAGCACGGTCATTGTGTTTGGATACAACCCAGATGTGGACACTTCTGAAGAAACAATTTGGCCTGATGGCGGTCTTATTCCGCACCCAACCGTTGCATCTGTTTTAAAAATCAGCTCATCTAGCGCCGACGACGCCTCTGCTGGCACTGGTGCGCGAACCGTTTTTATTGAAGGCGTTGATGGCAACTTTGCTGTGGTGAGTGAGACCGTGATATTGAACGGTCAAACAGCAGTCAACACAACAAATTCGTACCTGTACGTGAACAGTTTCTATGTCGCCACAGTTGGCTCTGGCGGTGCAAACGCAGGCAACATCAATGCTGGCACTGGCACGGTGACATCGGGTGTCCCAGCAGTTTTGTACGACATCATTGCAATTGGTTACAACCAGCGCACGACTGGTCATTACTGTGTTCCAGCAGGCTTCACAGGCTACATGACAACGGGTTCAATTTCTGCTGGTCAAGCCACTGGCTCGACTTCTGTCACCACCTTTTTAAAGCAACACGGCACAGACAACATCTTGCGTGTTGGTGCGGTTGCCGCAATAAACAATACCGCCGCTGTGTTTGATTTTGAACAGCCTTACATGATTCCAGAAAAGAACTGTGTAGGCGCAAGCGCAATTGGAGCCGCCGCAAACAACGCAGTGAGTTCGTACTTCAACATCATCTTGATCAAGAACGGCCCTTGACATGCCAGCGAAGTCTCAGGCCCAGTTCCGCTTGATGAAGGCGGTCGAGCACAATCCCAAGATTGCAAAGCAGACTGGGATCAGCAAGAGCGTTGCCTCAGAGTACACCGAGTCCAATAAGGGCAAGAAGGCGTACTCCAAGCTGCCTGAGAAGATGGCTGACGGCGGCAAGGTCAACGCTGCTGGCAACTACACCAAGCCCGAGCTGCGCAAGCGGATCGTGAGCCAAGTCAAGTCTGCCGCAACGCAGGGCACTGGAGCAGGCGAGTGGTCGGCCCGTAAGGCCCAGCTCGTGGCGAAGAAGTACAAGGCCGCTGGCGGCGGGTACAGGGACTGACATGAAGGCCCCTCAACAATCCCTCAAAGACTGGGGCAAGCAAGATTGGACGACCAAAAGTGGCAAAAAATCTTCTGAAACTGGTGAGCGATACCTTCCAAAAGCTGCGATCAAAAGCCTCAGCCCTACTGAGTACGCTGCGACGACCAAAGCCAAACGCGCAGGAAAAGCCGCCGGAAAACAATTCGTAGCCCAACCTGCCAAGATCGCCAAGAAAACAGCCAAATACAGGTTCTGACCATGACAAAAAGCAATTCATCGGTGACCAAGTCTTTAAAAAAGGCTGGCTTCTACGAGCCGTCTAAGAGCAAGCCTGAGCGGGTCAAGATCATCAACGAGGTGACGACCAAGCCCCAGCGGCTGAACATGGTCGAGAAGATGTTCTCGGACAAGAAGCTCAAGAGCGGTGGTCCGTCTTTGGCTGTTGGTCGTGGTGAAAAGTTGCCAGTTGAAAAGGGCGCAGGCCTTACAGCCAAGGGCAGGGCTAAGTACAATCGGGAGACAGGCAGCAACCTGAAGGCCCCTCAACCACAAGGCGGCGCACGCAAGGATTCCTTCTGTGCGCGTATGTCCGGGATGCCCGGACCCCTGAAGGATGAGAAGGGTAAACCAACCCGCAAGGCAGCAGCCTTAGACAGATGGAAGTGCTGATATGGCTTACTCGGATACCTACGGTCAGGTCTACAACATCCAAACCTTAATAGATCACGGAGCGCGTCGCTGCGGAAAGTTGGCCGAAGAGCTGACTTCTGAGCAGCTTTTGAGCGCCCGAGAGTCTTTGGGCTTCGTGATGAGCAACCTGATCAACATCGGCATCCAGTATTGGGCCATCGAGAAGCAGGTTGTGGGCCTTACCCCTGAGAAGTACATCTACACCCTGCCAGAAGGCTCCAATGACGTCCTGAACGCCCTGTATCGCACCATGGAGCGACCTACCGGCAGCTACACAACGAGCGCTGGTGGGCTGGTTGCCCTTGTTGGCGACAACGACATCAACACCTTCTGCCAGCAGACCACCCCAAATGGCAACATTTCGATCAATTTTGGCACTGACAACCCGATTTATGCTGGCTCGATTGGCCTTATGCCTTACGTTGCTGGCGGCGGTAGCGTTAATTGGGCTCTGACCCTCGAATATTCGACCGACAACGTCACTTGGAACACCCTCAAAGACCTCGGGACGGTGGTTGCGTCTGACAAACAGTGGATCTGGACCGACATTGACCCCGGTCAGAGCGTTCAGTTCTACCGAGTCCGCATCTCTGGCGGCTCAACCCTTGCTTTGCGCGAGTTTTACGTCGGAACCAACAGCCGCGAGATCACAATGTCTCGCCTGAACCGTGACGACTACACAAATTTGCCCAATAAAAACTTCACGGCCAACCAGCCGTACCAATATTGGTTCAACCGCACGGTTCCGAACCCCGAAATCTATCTCTGGCCCACTCCAAGCGACCCGTTCGTCCAAATGACGATCTGGTACAGCAAACAAGTGATGAATGTGGGCGATTTGACCAACGAACTGCAGATCCCGCAGCGCTGGTATCTGGCCGTGATCAAC